GCGCCGTGGTCGGCACGAGCCTCGCCAATGCAGTGACAACCACCATCAACCTGACGCCCGTCTTCGCCGTCTGCTCACGCTCGGCCGTCAACATCAACCTCGAGGTCGATTACGTGCTTGTGCAGAAAGTGCGGCTGTGAGCGACGACGGCGACAGCGTCCAGCAGGACTTCGAAAGCCGCAACGAGGTCAAGGATCCGCCCGGGCTCGTCCGCCTGTGGCTGGCAGCAATCGCCACGGCCTCCGAGCAAGAGCAGGACTGGCGCAGCGAGGCCGAGCTGATCGTCAAACGCTACCGGCAGGAGGAGGCGCAGGCGAGCGCAGGCGCTGTCACTACGCTGCAGGGCTCGGACTACTTCAACATTCTCTACGCGACTACGGAAACCGTCGTCCCGGCCATCTACAACTCAGCGCCGATCCCCGACGTGCGCCGTCGCTTCAGCGACAAGGACAAGGCTGGCAAGACAAGCTCGCAGATGCTCGAGCGATGCATCAGCTATCTGATCGACGCCTATGACTTCGACGGCACGGTCGAGATGGCGGTCAAGGACAGCGAGCTGCCGGGCCGCGGCGTTACCCGCGTGAAGTATGACCCGCAGATCTACCAGGATCAGGAGACGGGCGAGTCCGTCGTTTGGGAGCGGGCGCTGTGCGAGCATGTCGGGTGGAGTTCCTTCCGGCACGGTCCGGCCAAGCGCTGGGATGGCGTCGAATGGGTGGCGTTCGAGACGTTCCAGACGCGTGATCAGCTACGCAGCCTGTGCCAGCAGCGGGAGGTGGCCGAGCGGGTGCCGCTGGATGTCGAGGCGACCGGACAGGACAAGGGTACGGACGACAGCCAGCCGGCACCGGATATCTTTCTCTACGCGCGGGTCTGGGAGGTCTGGGACCGGACCAGCAAGGCGGTGCTGTGGGTCGCGCCGGGATGGCGCGAAGGGCCGATCCGCATCGAGCCTGACCCGCTCGGCTTGAAGGGGTTCTTCCCAATCCCGCGACCGCTCTACGCGATCGAAACCAGCGACACGCTCGTTCCGGTGCCTCCGTATCGGCAATACCGGCGGCAGGCGGAAGAACTCGACATTATCACGCAGCGGCTGATGAAGCTGACGGCGGCACTGCGATGGCGCGGCATCTACGACGCGAGCATTACCGAGTTTACGAAGCTGTCGAATGCGGACGATGGCGAGCTCGTCCCGATGCAAAACGCTCAGGCGCTCTATGCGCAGGCGGGCGGCTTGGAAAAGGCGGTCTATATGCTGCCGATCCAAGAGCTGGTGATCACCATTGAGAAGCTGACGCAGCAGCGCGATCTGACCAAACAGGCGGTCTGGGAGATCACCGGGGTGGCCGACATCATGCGCGGCCAGAGCGATCCCAGGGAGACCATGGGAGCGCAGCGCATCAAGACGCAGTGGGGGAGCCTGCGGGTGCGGCAGCGGCAGAAGGCGGCGGCCGACTATGCACGGGATCTGCTCCGGCTGAAGGCGGAGATCATCTCCAACAAGTTCAGCGAGGAGACCATCCTCAAGATGAGCAACATGGAGTTGCCGAGCATGGCCGAGAAGCAGCGGGCTATGCAGATCCAGCAGATGCAGCAGCAGATGGCCATGCAGGCGCAGGCGCAACAAGGACCACAGCAGGGGCCGCCGCAGCGGGCGTTGCCGCCTCCTGGGTCCAATGGGCAGGCGCCGATGGGGCCAGCGATGGGGAACGCCTGACATGACGGCCAATACCGCACGCTTCATCCTCAGCGATACCGCTTACACGGACGTGAGCGAGGGGGCTGAGAGCTGCACGCTGCTGCTGACGCAGAGCGGCTTTAAGGACAATACGCTGCGCATCATCACGGGCACCGCGCTTCCTGATCCGGGGGCGTCTAATTACGTGCGCTGGAAGTACCCGGAGGAGGAGGACGAGGTGATCCGGTTTACCGAGCTTGCGCCGGCCGAACGCATCTATGTTCGACTGGATCGGCCGCCGGTCGACCCCGACAAGGCCCCCCGGCTCGGAGTCTTCCGCAAGTGACGCGGTATTTCACTTTTCCGGATCGATTGCCGGGGGCTGGAGGCGGCAGCAGCGGCACGCCGATGCCCGGAGTGCCGCTGTTCGGCACGCGGGCAGCTGCGGCAGCCTATGCGCCGAGCTCGGCATCGTCCGTCATCGGCATTCTGAGCGAGATTGGTTCCGGTAGCGGCGACGCGCTGGCGGTCACCACGACAAGCCCGGTCAAGGGGCTCGGGCCGGACAGGGCCAGGAGTTTTTCTAATCCGGCCAACTTCACGATCGGCGCTGGCTGGGAGATCAAAAGCAATCAGGCGACGGGAACCGCGACGGTTGCCGCGATCGACATGCCGTTTGCCTGGTTCCAGGTCGGCACGGTCTGGCAGATCACCATCGAGATTGCCGACCGGATCGCTGGTGGGGTTGCCGTGCAGTTGTTCGGCGGTACGACGGTCAGCAGCGCCGCTCATACGGCTGACGGGATCTATACCGATACGCTGACGGCCGTAGCCGGCAACAATACGCTGCGACTTGTCGCGTCCTCAGGCACCTTCACCGGGCGCATTACCCGGCTGGAGCTGCGGCAGGTGCTCGCCATGCCGGACGTTGCCACAGCGGCAATGACGCTTGGGGACGGCGTGACAACGGCAACCTATCTGCGGGTGCCACCGGTCATCGATCCGGTGACGCATTGCGGGGCACGCGGCGATGATGATCCCGACTTCATGGACGGTGAGACGATTGCGCTGCAGAAGGCGATCGACTGGGCGCACGCCAAGGGCTCGCCGATCAATCTGGGGGCGCGCAGCTATGCGGTGAACGGAGCAACCAATCCAGCCGGCCTCGACAGCACCAACATGAAGGCAGCGCTGTGGGTCTATCCCGGCGTGCAACTGCTCGGCGTCAAAGGGCGGACGTGGATCAGAAACCATGCCGACCAGTGGTATTCCGTCCTTCAGGTTCGCTACGGCAACGATATCGTCATTGATGGCGTCGGCATCGACGGCAACGTCAGCAATCACGTGGCCAATACGACCGATCCGGACACCTCGGTGCGCGGCAGCGGCCTTCTGGTCTGGAACACCGGCTCGGATGCGCCGCTCGAGCGGCTCGTCCTGAAGGACTTGATTATCCAGAACACCAGCCACTACGGCATCGGCGGTGAATCGACCGAGATGGTCGGCGGGTATTTTAACAATCTATTCTTCCGCAATATCGGCGGCGACGGCATCGATCTGAAGAACTACCAGATTTACGAAAAGCAGTTGATGATCGACGGGCTGTTCTTTGCCGATGGCTGCGGCCACAACGAGGGAGCCTCGGAGGACAATCAGGCCTGCATCGACATCGGCGGCTACATGGTGGCCGTCAACAACGTGATGATCGAGGGGCTGGACAGCTACGGTGCCAGCCTTGGCAATTGTGGCATCCGGTTTCGTCCGAAGGACGACCCGCTGGGTCGCATCGGCTCGAAGCGCTCGTCCTGCACGAACGCGCGGGTGAACAGCACGAAACTGGCTGGCGAGGGGTCGGGCACGGCCAAGCGCATTATCGGCTTGGAGATTGGCGACCTCGACGTTTACGTCGACAACGTGCAGGTGGTTGGCGCTTATTGGGGCTTTCGCTTCAAGGAAGGGCCGTCGAGCGTATCGAAGGCGACCTTGGTTGGTTGTCGGGCTGTCAACTGCAGCGGGGCCGCGACAGCCGATACGGACGGCGTCGGCTTCATCTTCGACGACGAGGCCCTGCAATGCACCCTGGTCGGCTGCGAGGCGGAGGGCTGCAACGTCGGCGCTTTCTTCGACGGCGGCGGTGGCGGCGGGACGGACAACGACGTTGACCTGTTGTGCAAGGACTGCACGAAGGGCGTGGTGATCACGGCCGACCTGATGCGGCAGTCGACGTGGCAGTTGCGGTTTATCAACTGCCCGACCGAGGTGACAGCGGCCCCGTTCGTCGGCGGAGTGCCGACGTTCATTGCCCCGACCAGCGTGGCGGTGATGCGGGATCGGCGTGCCTTCCTCGACATGGTAACGACGGCGGACGACGCTGCATGGACGGGTGCGGATGCCATCCTCGGCGGCATCCGTGCTTTCAGTCAGGATTTGAGCGGGCCGGGCACCGGCGTGCGGGCCGCCGCCTATGCCGAGATGACCAATTCGGCCGGCTCGGGCGGCACGCGCTGGCGGTTTGAGACAACCAGCGCTTCGGCAGCGGTGGATTCGCTGATCCTGACGAGCAACTCAGTGGCGGCACAACTGCCTGTCACCATGCCGGTCTATACGGTGGCAACGCTACCGGCTGCCGCCGGGTTAGCAGGCGCGCGGTCGCACGTCAGCGACAGCAACGCCGCATTGGCGGCCGGTCATGGCAATGTTGTGGCTGCCGGCGGCGCCAACTTCGTGCCGGTCTACAGTGACGGCACCAACTGGCGGATTGGCTAGCCATGCCGCTGTCGATGCAGGAGATTCTCGACCTGCCGACGCGGGAAGAGGTGTTTCAACTCCTCCGCAGCGATATCACCCGCGAATACCGCATCGACATCGAGAGCGATTCCACCATTCGCGCCGATGTCGCCTACAAGCAGGAGCAGATGGCGGCGTTTGCCCAAGGCTTTGCGCAACTGGGCGGCATCCTGCTGCCGGCCGTGCAGGAAGGCTTCCTGCCGCGTGAGGCGGCCGTCATCTTCGCCGACGCCTACGCTTCCAATTTCAAGCTCGGCAAGCAGGTCGAGGACATGTTCGCTCGGCTTGTTGAGGATGCGCAGAAGGCGGACAAGGCGCCGCAGAAGCCGAAGCCGGAGGAGATGAAGGCGCAGGGCGAGGCGATGAAGCTCCGCATGGAGATGCAGGGCAAGCAGATCGACATGCAGATGAAGGAACGCGAGCACCAGATGAAGCTGGAGGAGATGCAGGCCGACTACGCGATGAAGCGGGCCGAGCTGGACCTGAAGGCGCAGGAACTGCAACTGAAGCAGCAGCAGGCGCAGGTGGATGCGGCGCTAAAGCAGCAGCAGGCGCAGACGGACGCGATGTTGCATCAGCGGCAGGCAGAAACGGATCTGGCCACGCAGGGGATGCAGGCGGAGCTGTCGACGCGCGAGATGGCGACCAAGCACCAGTTGGACATGCAGACGATGCAGGCGAAGGCGGCGGCGGCAGAGCATCAGGCACGGCTGAAGCAGCAGCAGAAGCCGTCCGGAGGCAAGCGCAAATGAGAAGCTGGGTTCCGAACGATATTGCACTGCTGCAGTCGCTGCGTCCGGCGCCGACGACGGCAACCAAGGCGGCGGACTACAATTCGAGGCAGACGGTTACGGTGCAGCAATTGATCGCCATGCTGCAGCAGCTGCCGCCCAAGGCCAAGCGGTTGTCGGTTGTCTATGTCGGTGAGGATGGTTGGCGGCATCGTATCCAGGCTGTGCGGGTCGTGCATGGTTTGAAGAGCAGCGAGATAGAACTCCTGCATGAGCCGCCGCCGCGATGACACGATATCGCTGGGACGGTGCCGGATGGGTCAACCGTGCCACAGGCGAGCCCATGGAGAGGCCTCACACGATCGCGGCACCCCAAGTGCTGCCGGACCTCCCGGCCTACGTCTCGCCCCTCGGCGATGGCGTCATCGAGGGGCGGGCGGCACGGCGGGAGCATCTGAAGCGGAACGGCTGCCGGGAAGTCGATCCGAGCGAGCACAAGCCGAGTTATCTGAACCGGGAGTTTGCCGCTAAGCACGGCAAGGCCTGGGATGAAGCTGGCGCCAGGGCGCGTGACGAATGGCGGGCTAAGGCGCAGCGGGAGCGCTTGAACGAGGCCGCGCACGATACGGCGCGGCTCATGCGGAATAGGAACTAGACAAAGATGGCAGATGAATTGAACGGCGCGGCACCAGCTGCAGCCGAAAGCACTCCTGCGCCCACCCCGGCCCCGGAGGCAGCACCCGCACCAGCGGTTGATGCACCCCCGCCAGCGGTCCCGCTATCCTTCGACGAGGATCTGAAAGCCAACGCCTTCAAGATCTACGCCAAGAACAATCCGCCGCGCGATCGCGGGCGGTTTGCACCCCACATTCCCACGGCGACCCCGATCCCGGATTCCGGGCAAGATGGGGCGTCCGAGGCACCAGCTACCGACCAAGCCCCGAACGAGGCTCCCGCACCGGCACAGCCGGCCAGCGAGGCACCAACTTCGTGGTCGGCCGAGATGAAGGCGGAGTTCGCCTCCCTGCCACCCAAGGTCCAGGATTATATCCGGACGCGGGACAAGGAGACATCTCAGCAGTTCACCCGGATGGGGCAGGAGAACAAGGCCCATCAGGCGTTACGCGCCGTTGCCGACCAGCACGCCCCCTTCTTGCAGCAGATTGGACGCTCCCCCGAAGCCACCTTCCAGGAGGCCATCGAGTGGGCACAAGCCCTGCGCCGCAATCCAGGGGAAACGATCCGGCAACTCGCCGCCGTGACTGGGACCGATCTCGCCCGACTTGCCGCCGGACAGACGCAACAGCAGCAATCGAACCCGAATGCCCAGCTGTATGCCTACGTTCAGCAACTCGAAGCCCGTCTGAATGCCCGTGAGCAAACGGAATATCGGACGCTCGAGCAAGCCGCCGTTACCGCCATCGACAAGTTCGCAAGGGACTCACCCCACTTCGAAACGCTGCAGGAGGACATGCAGGACATGCTGCCCCGCCTCCGCGCAGCCAATCCTGACTGGTCGCACGAGCAACTGCTGAAGAAGGCCTACGACAAGGCGCTGCGGCAGAACGATGCTCTGTGGGAACAGATGCAGGCCGAGAAAGCCAAGGCCAATGAGGCCAAGGTCAAGGCCGAGCAGGACAAACGCCTGAAGGAAGCCAAGCTGCACCAGACCATCAACCAGCGGTCTGATGTTAGCGCGACTCTCCTCAAGGGGAATTGGGAAGACACCCTTCGCCACGAAGTCGAGAAGCGGGTTCAGCGCCGGTAAATCCGGCTAACCACTCATCGAGAGACTATCACAATGCCAGCAAACAGCACGTTTACTGAAATTGTGACCAGCACTCTACGCAATCATCCGAGCGAAATCGCAGACAATGTGAGCGATCACAACGCGCTTTATCGGAGATTGAAGCAGAGGAAGAAGGTCACTCTTCAGGGCGGTTACGAGATTGTCCGCCCCCTGGACTGGAATGAGAACCCGAACTACCAGCGGTTCTCGATGTACGATACTCTCGCAATAGGTGCGGGAGACGTACTGTCGGCAGCTAAATTCGACTGGGTCAATGCAGCCATCCATGTCGCGGCCGCCGGTGAGGAAATGCGCAAGAACAATGGCCCGGAAGAGATCTTCAACCTGGTCAAGGCGCGCATCAATAACGCCAAGAGGACGGCGGCAAACAACATGTCGATCGACCTCTACTCGTCCGGGGCGCTTACCAACCAGATGGGCGGGCTCGCACTCATCATTCAAAACGATGGTGGCGGGACTGTTGGTGGTATTCTTTCGACCACCTACACGTTCTGGAAAAATCAGTTCTACGAAATCCCGAGCGCCAACGCCTGGAGCAAGAGCAACATCAAGGGATACATGAATACCCTGTGGTTGCGCCTGTGTAGGGGTGGCGATAAGCCGGATCTGATCGTGTCATCGCACGATTTCTTCTCGGCCTACTGGGAAAGCCTGCAGGATCTGCAGCGCTACACCAGCGCGGACTCGGCGACTTCGGGCTTCCAGGAGCTGAAATACGTCACCGCGGACGTCGTATTCGATGACAACGTCAACTTCGCCACGACGGCGGAGAAGATGTATTTTCTCAACACCGACTTCCTTGAGCTCGTTTTCCACAACGATGCTCAATGGACGGTCGGCGATGAGAAATACTCGGTCAATCAGGACGCCGTGGTGGTGCCGCTGATCAGCATGCATCAGCTTGTCTGTTCGAATCGGGCGCTGCAAGGCGTTCTGATCGACGCTGCCTAGAGGAGGGCAACATCCATGGCAGGAGCAGTTATTGGTGCCGCCCCGACGGTGCCGGGGACGAGTGCTCAAGTCTCTCTCGGCAGGCGAAACGCGACTGGCGGCAAGGAATACGTCTACGTGCAGGCTGCCAGCGCCATCACTGGGGCCGGCTACGTCTGCACAATCGATCCGAGCACCTATCAGGCGGCAATGGTCTCGACCTCAAATGATGCCGCTGTCGGCCTGGTTGGCGTGCCCGAGGCCGCATTTGCATCTGGCGATTATGGCTGGCTGCAGGTGCTCGGTGCATGCACCATCCGGGTGCTGGCAAGCTGTGCCGCCAACGTGCGGCTTAACACGACTGGCACGGCGGGCGCCCTCGACGACGATGGAACGGCGGGTTCGTTTGCCATCAACGGGGCGTTTCTGACCACCGCTGCCGGTGGCGCAGCAGCGACCGTGGCGGGCTTTATCAACTACCCGAGCCAGTCGGTCGTAGCACTGTAGGGCAGCATCCCTGAGGCAACTAGGGCGGCCCCGGCCGCCCGCTTTTTTGGAGAGATCCTATGAAAGTGCGGTTTTACGTGAAGGAAGAGGCGCCAGCGGCACCCGAAACCCCAGCGGCGGTCGAGGCGGAGAAGGCGGACGAACCTAACCCCAACGAATGGGCCGAGATCACCACGCCGTCCGGCGATTCCTTCTCCGACTCCGTCGCGCGCATCAAGCGCGAGCGAGCCGCCGAATGGGCTGAGATCGAAGCCCAATACACGGCATGGAAAGCCGAAGGGGAAAAGTCGGGCAAGGACAAGGCCAAGAACAAGGACAAGGACAAGGACGAGCTCGCGAAGGCGGACACGTGGTCATCCGCCAAGACCGACGACAAGGCCAAGGCCAAGAAATAGGCCTGAAGGAGAAACATGATGGACGGCTTGGCGCTGCAGCGCGACGAGACGGCACGCAGCAGAGCTGTGCCGTGGATTACCCGCATTGAGTTCCGCACCGAATATGAGCCGGTGCAGCGGCAGGAGAAGGAGATCGTCACCGAGATTGTGCGGACGGTCGACCCGAACGATGCCATGAAGACGCTTGAACGGAAGATCCCGCGCGAGACGATCCGCATCATCGAGGAGACGATGCCGGTCGACTACGTGTCGTGGACGGTGCGCCCGCAGTCGACGGGCAATGTGCCGCCCGGCTTTTCCGACAAGGTAGCTCGGGTCAAGAAGGACACCCAGGTCTGGCCGTTCATCGAAAAGCACTACGAGGCCTGGAAAAAGAACGAGGCGCCACCGGAGGACGGTACGCCACTGTCCCGCTGGAACCGGCTCAGCAAGGCGCAATACAACATCATCAAGGAAGCCGGGTTCAAAACAATCGAGGACTTCGCGACAGCCCCGTCCGGCCATTTGATGAAGCTGTCGCTGCCCGGCGTTCTGGAGATCCAGAAGGAAGCGCAACTGTTCCTGCAGGTGGCCGGCGTCATGGCGGACGGGCCGGTGCCGACGCAGATTGCCACGCAGATCACGCTGATGAGCGACGAGAACGCGGCGTTAAAGGCGCGCCTCGCCGAGATGGAGGCGCAGATGCACGGCGTGCTGGAGCGCTATCGGCAGGAGGAGGACGAGGCTTCGCCTGAGCCTCGGCGTGGTGGCTGGCCGAAGGGCAAGCCGCGCAAGCCGCTCGATCCCGTCGAAGAAGTCTCGGCGCCCTGATGCCGGAAGGGCCGTGGCTGATCGCCGTACAGGCGACGGTGGTCATCCTCGTCCTGGCGCTGATCGCCTACATCATGCTGCGGTAGCCTCATGAGCCTCCTGACCCTCGTCCAGGAAGTCTGCGACCTGATCGGCTATCCGCGCCCCGGCGCGGTTGCCGATTCCGTCTCGCCCGACGCACGCCAGTTCCTGGCGCTCGCTAATCGCGAGGTGCAGACGCTGGCCCGCCGCCATACTTGGCAACGGCTCGTCAAGGAATTCACCTTCACGGCGCTGGCACAGGAAGAGCAGACCGGCGCCATAGCAAGCGATCTTGCTTTTCTCGTTAATGAAACGTTCTGGAATCGTACCCGGCAGCGGGTGGTGCGGGGACCACTGAGCGAAGCCGAATGGCAGATGCAGAAGGCGACCACGGCGCAGATCTTCTTCGACCAGTTCCGCTTTCGTGGCCAAGCTATCCTGCTGATGCCGGTACCGGCGGCCGGCGACACCTATGCCTACGAATACGTCTCGGTGAATTGCGTGCAGAGCGGTGGCGGTACGCCTAAGGCCGAGTTTACCGCCGATGACGACGCGGCGCTGCTGCCCGAGCGGCTCGTCAAGCTCGGGGTGGTCTGGCGCTGGAAGAGCTCCAAGGGGCTGGATTACGCGGAAGACTTCCGGACCTACGAGATAGAGGTGGTGGAGGCCTTAGCGCGGGATGGGGCGCGGATGACGCTGTCGTTTGCCGGCGGACGGCCCCGCTATGGGGTGGCCGTGCCGGAAGGGAACTGGATGACATGAGCAAGCTGGCGGTTTTGCTGTCTATGCTGGCGCTGGCCGGTTGCCAGTCGTTCCAGCTGGCGAGGAATGAGGGGCCGGGGTGTCTCGCCGGGACGGTGGTGGGCGCGGCGGTCGGCGGCACGGCCGGGGCGGCGGTCGGGGCTGGTGCGGGCACGCTCGTTGCGACGGCGGGTGGCATCGCGCTGGGTGGCGCGGTTGGCTATCTGGTGACGCCGGGCTGCCAGGCGCCGCTGTCTTATGCGCCGGGCATTGTTGTGAAGTAGTGCGGTTATGCCGGGCTTTTATCCAGGCATGGCGCAGGCCCTGATGGGTCAGCAGCCGCAGCCGTTCCAGGGCGGCGGGGCGAGCGGCTCATGGGCGCCACAGCCGACGTTTCAGGAGCGTTGGAACCAGACAGCCACGAAGGCGATGATCGATGCGCTGATCGGTGCCGCAAAACTGCCGGGGGATGTGTATGCGGGACGGACGGAAGTCTATCCGGGCATGACGAGCCCGGAGACGATCGAGCGGGCGGCGGACTTTGGCGGGTTCGCCATGACGGGGGGCATCGGCGTGCCGGCCAGCGAGCTGGAGCTTGCCGCCGGCCTGCGTGGGCTGCCGGCGGGCGTGCATGAGAGCACGATCTCGCCAAGCGTGACATCGACCGCCAGGCGCACCGTCAATAGCGATGAGGTGTATGTCCCGACCGGGCTGGCCAGCATGAAAGCGGCGGGGCCAGTGTCAAGCGCGACGGCTAAGGCGCGCAACCTTTCGCCGGATACTACAATCTATCAGCACAACATGGACTTGATGCGGAACCCCGAAGCCTATCCTGGCATCCGGGGGGCGCTGCTTGGGCCGGATGCCGTCGCTACAGAGGCAACGAAAGTCAGTGACAGCAATCTGCAATTCTTGCTGAGCAAGGCCACGCCGGAAGATATGGCGGGCCGGAATTGGTATGTTGGAGCGAACCAATTTGCTCAGGATATTGCGCAGCGCACCGGGGTGGAGTTGCCCGCCGCATCGGGGCTTGTGGCGGCGCTTAGCCCGCAGGCACGGTGGGAGTTCAATGCCTACTTTGCTGATCAGCTCGCCAACATGTACCGTAACCACCGGGGCCTGACGCTGACCCCGGAGATGCAGCGCTGGGCTGAGCAGAAGATCGCAGAGGAAGCAACGATCACCCCGGCCCTGCAAAGTCTGCTGTCTCAGCCGGGCAGGACATTCGACAGTTATCTAGGTGCGCTCTATGACAATCCGCGAGAGCGTGATGCGGCCATGTTCGGGCGGCTGTTCGAGGAGGCCCACGGCGACTACGCCAACCCAGGTGTTCACGCGGCTCGCTCGTTCAATCCAAATGGCACATTCGGTGACTACCTAGTGAACGCAGGGGACGGCAACCTGACGAAGCCGACGTGGAATTCCACGACGATGGGGAGCAATGCGCTGCGGGCGCTGATGTCGGGCGGCGACCAGCAGATGATCTCGGACGCGATGGGCGGCGTCCACAAGGTCCGTAGCTTCTACAACAACATCCTTGACCCGACGAACCCGCTCGACGTGACGATGGACACGCATGCCATTGGGGCGCAGTGGCTGGCTCCACTCGGCGGCAACGACCAAGCGGTCCTGCATGGGTTGGCGACTGGCGGGCGACCGTCCATGCTTGACTCTTCAGCGCAGGGCAGTTTTGGCAATTATGGCTTGAATGCCGATGCCTATCGGAAGACCGCCGTCGCGTCCGGCCTGCTGCCGCGCGAGGTTCAGTCGATCACCTGGGGGCAGAAAAAGAACCTCTTCGACAACCTGACTGCTGCAGAGGATGCGCAAATCCGCGCCGAATGGATGAAATATAACCAACGTAAGCAGAGCTTGGCGAAAACGCAGGAGGAGATTTATGCTATAGGATCACGGGCGAATGCGAGAGCATCAAATGCCAGATGATCCTATCGAAGCGCGCCTTATCAAGGCTGGGCTCCCCATCACACGCGAGAATTACATCAAGCAGGATGCGTGGGGCCACGAGGTTGAGGAGGAGGGGGTCTGGAACGCCGAATATGAGCGCATGTTGCCGGAACACCTCCAAAACTGGAGCCTGTTCGACGCGCATGGTCGCTACCACGGGCCGCCTCCCTACGGTAAGTGAATGCCCTACGCCCAGGCGCTTCGTCCGAACCTAATCCGCGCCCCCGTCTCCAAACCCATCAAGCTGCCTGCCCCCGTCAAAGGCTGGTATACCGCCTCCTCCATCGCCGAAGCGCCGGAAGAAACCGCCTTAATCTGTCAGAATTGGTTCTGTGAGCCGGACGCCCTGCGGGTCAGGAAAGGCTTCCAGCGGCATACGTTCGGGCAGGGTGCCAACCCGGTCGAATCGCTCGTCATCCATACCGACGGCACGCAAACCGGCATGTTCAGCGTGGCCAACGAACGCATCTGTGACGTGAGCGTTCCTGGCTTTGTGCCGACCGCCGTCGTTACCGGCCTGACGAACAACCGCTTTCAATTCATCAACTTCGCGGCCGGCGGCGGCGCCTACCTCGTGATGGTGAACGGCGCCGACGATGTCATCAACTACGACGGCACGACCTGGACGACGACGAGCGGCATTACGGGAGTGACCGGCGGTCCTGAAAGCCTCATCAATGTGTTCCAGTACAAGGAACGCTTGTGGTTTGTTCAGGATGGCACGACGGATGTTTGGTATCTGCCCGTCAATGCCATTTCTGGCACTGCCAACAAGCTGGCCTGCGGGGCGCTGCTGGACCATGGCGGCAAGCTGATTGCCGGCATCAACTGGAGCGTGGCGGACGCCGGCACCGGCAAGGACGATCTCCTCGCCCTCATCTCCGACCAGGGCGAGCTTCTCATCTTCACCGGCACGGACCCGGCCGACGCCGCCGCCTGGAACTACATCGGCAACTATCACGTCGGCAAACCGCTCGGTTACCGGTGCTTCTTCAAGGTCGGCGGCGATGTCCTGATCATCTGCGATGCCGGCATCCTGCCGATCAGCAAGGTGGTGAACATCGACAAGGCGGTGTTCAGCAAGAACTCGCTGACCACGCAGTTCTGGCCGGACTGGTCGACGGCGGTGCGGCGCTACGGGCGTAATTTCGGCTGGCAGATGGTGACGCTGCCGGGCGCTAACATGGCCATCCTGAACGTGCCGACGGTGGAGGACGCAGAGGCCGAGCAGTTCGTCTGGAACGTGGCGACGGGGGCGCCATCGAAGTTCACCGGCCTGAATGCTGTTTGCTGGGCGCAATACAACGACGAGATCTATTTCGGCGGCGGGCATGGCAGGGTCTATAAGGCCGAGACGGGGGCGAACGATGCCGGCGCCAACATCGTCGCTACGCTGTTGCCGGCCTATGACGACCTCGGCTCGCCAGCCATCATGAAGCACATCAAGCTGGTGAAGGCGCTCTATGAGACCAACGTGCTGTCGGCGCCGGAGATTGCCATCGCGGTCGACTATGGCGACCCGGCAAACTATGCGGCGGTCGACATCTCCACTGTGATGACGGTGTTTACCTGGGATGTAACGCCATGGGATACGGCGCCATGGCTGGGGGCGGCGGTGTATCGGCCTTGGCAGTCCGGCAATACGCTGGGCTCGGCCATCTCGCCGGCGACCAGGGTGACCATCGAGGGTGGCGGGGCGGCCGACGATCTCGTCTACCGGCTGTTTGCGTGGCATCTCGCATACGAGGACGGCGGGATCGTGGGGTGATCCCATGCCCCTCGTCTTCGGCCATGACCAGGTCGTAGCAGACTGGGCCGCGGAACGGGTCGGGGCGGCATTCCATCCGCCATATGTAGCCTGGGGAGTGACGGACGCGACCGGGATGCTGACCGGGGCGCTCGTCTTCAACGAGTACTATCGGGGCGGCAACATCTCGCTGAGCCTGGCGGGCCAGGGCGCCATGCGGCGAGAGGTGCTGCGGGCTGCCGCCATTTACGTGTTCCGGCAGCTCGGCTGCACCCGGGTAACGGCGCGGACGCGGCGCAGCAACTTAGCTATGCGGCGCATTCTCGGCCGAAGCTGGAAGTTCGAATGCACACAGCCACGCTGGTTCGGGCCAGAGAAGGCGGACGATGCGCTTGTGTATGTGTTGTTCCCAGAGATGGCTGAGCGCTGGATAGCGCGAAGGAAGGTAACCAATGGTCTCGACACCCTCGCCGCCTGATCCGCAGGAAACGGCAGCGGCCCAGCAGGCCCTCAACAAGGAAACCGCGGTCACCCAATACGAGTTGGGCGCAACCAATCAGATCACCCCGTATGGGGGTCTGAGCTATGAGCAGACCGGCACGTCCTCGTCCGGCAATCCAACGTACACCGCCACGCAGACGCTCTCGCCGAACCAGCAGGCGCTGTTGACCGGCAGCGAGAACCTCGGGCTCGGCATGCTGGGGGTGGCGCAGAACCAGCTCGGCAATGTGTCCGACGCGCTGTCGCAGCCGGTCGATCTCTCCTCGAGCGCAACAGAGGATTACCTCTACGGCCTGGCCTCGCCGGAGTTTAACCAGCAGTGGGACCAGCAGCAGGCGCAGCTTGAGACGCAGCTGGCTAACCAGGGCATCGCGGTCGGCTCGCAGGCCTACACGGACGCGATGAATAATTTCGGCCAGCAGAAGACGGATGCCTGGGACCAATTGCTGCTCTCCGGTCACCAGACGGCGACCAGCGACATTCTGGCAGAACGGAACCAACCGCTGAACGAGCTTGGTGCACTGATGAGCGGTGGCCAGGTGACGCCGCCGACCTATGCGCAGACGCCGCAGCCGGGCGTGCAGGGCGTCGACTACACAGGCTTGGTGAACCAGCAATACCAGGCTGAGTTGGCGCAGTCGCAGGCGATGATGAGCGGGCTGTTTGGCATCCCGACCGCCATTCTTGGCGGCTGGGCGCAAAGCGGATTTGCCTAGGGAGCGAAGGAGAGACTGATGGGCAGGTATGCGAAGGTGAAGGACGGGCTGATCGAATCGATCAGCGCCAGCGGTGACGTTATCCTGACCGATGAGGAGGTTAACAGCGGCGTCATCGTCGTGCAGGTCAACGACGACGCGGAAGTTGGCGACCTCGCTAGCGAGGTTGAGGAGCAGCCGGAAGCCCCAGAGGCGCCGCCTCCGGCCTCGTGAGTGCATGTGAGTGCAACGTGAGTGCAACGTGACGGGATCGCTATGGCCAACTACACCCAGAACATCAGCGACCTGAACGACCCTTACGGCTACGCCGGCTCGGACGCGGAGTATCGGCGGCGCTTGGCCGCCGCCATGATTGCGCAGCCGATGTTCGACAAGCCGACGGCGTGGACGCAAGGCGTTGCGAACATGCTGCAGGCGTTGATGGGTGGCTATGCCATTCGGCGAGCCAATCAGCAGGAAGCGGCGCAGAACGCGGCGGACGTGCAGACGGTCGCCGGGGCGCTGCCTAACTATGGCGGGGGTGGTATTGCTGCGCCCTACACGGCCGACGAGCCGGCCACGACGGGCTCGATACCGAGTGGAGGCGGTGGCGGCATTGGGTCGGATTATGCAGCGTCCGCCGGGGCCAAGGATGTCTATGATCTATGGCGGGGCAAGGGCCTGAACCCGGCGCAGGCGGCAGCGCTCACTGCCAGCATGGAGCAGGAAAGCAGCTTCAACCCGAACGCATATAACGCAGGCGAAGGCGCTGGCGGTATCATTCAGTGGCGAGGACCACGTCTAGCAGCATTGAAGCAGTTCGCCGCCAATGACCCCAAGGGTAGGGCTTGGAACGACCGCGACTTGCAGATGGATTTTGCTCTGGCTGAGTTGCCTAGAGAGGGGGGTGGCGCATTCTTCAATGCCAGTACGCCTGAGGCCGCCAACCAAGCGCTGAAGGCGTATATCCGCTACGGCGACAAGGCGGGACCAGCAGGCCCGGCTGGCTGGGATTACCGTAAGCGGCTCGGCAACACGCGGCGGATTCTGCAGCAGTATGCAGGCGGCGGCGAGACAGCGGCCCTGCCGAACGTCCAGCCGGTGAGCACGGCTCCAACGCCCGATGTGCTGAACTTCCTGACCGGTACCGGCACGCGGCCGGGCGGTCCGAACGCCACTCCGGCGCCGGCCCCGATCGGTCGCGGCGCTGTCGCGCAGCCGGTTCCCGGCACACCGATGCCGACACAGCCGACCGTGACGGGGGCGCAGGCGGTGCGGCCGCAGCCACAGCCAAACCCGATCTACTATGGCCAAGATATGCCTCGGCCGGTGTCGGCGGCAGCCATGGCGCCGCCACTCCCGCAGGCGGGTCGTGGCACCGCTTTCATATCCCCTGATGCGGTTCCTGACCCGGTGCCGCCGTCCCTCTATGCCCCGCCTGTTGCCTCGCCGTATGGCGGACAGACGGCTGCAGCAGTGCCGCCGCCGGCAGCGCAGGCGCAGGCATCGCCGATTGCGGGTCGCATTGATCCAACGCAGCCACCTCCGCCGCCATCGCTGGCACCCGTTCCGCCGCTGCAGACTTTGTCTCCAGTTGCGCCGCCTGCCCCTATCATCGGGCGAACGCCGCGTCCCGCTCCTCCCCTCCAGCCGCCGCCGCCCGCCGTAGCCACGGCGGCCCCCTCGAGAGCCTCTGCGTCCGTTGCGGCGGCGGCTGGACCGGCCACGACGGCAGCCGTGCCGCAGCGGCGTGGGCCGATCATGACGGACCCCTACCCGCGCGAGCTCAGTGCCCAGGAGTTTGCCCGCCAGGGGCAGAACTACCTACGTGGTAGGCCGAGCTTTGCCCCACAGCAGCCAGGGCCTCCGTTTCAGCGGTTCACCGGTAACCAACCCGGTGGGGCGTCGCAGTTCATCGGTCCCGCCGGGCCGATGGCTGCGGCTGCTCCCCAAGGACCGCGCCAGGGGCTCCTGGGAGCGCTTCTAGGCCGCGGA